CAAACTCACTTGCACAACGTTAATTTGAAGTCCAATTCATCGGCATTACTGACTTTCCGCACGCAGATTCACGCATTTCGCGACAGAAACTAGTCTAGGATCAAGTTGGTCCGCACGACACTCGCGGACTTCCGCATCAAGGGGGACGGGCGTGCACCGATCGCTCCAAACAATTCAATTCATCTCATTCTTGGTTTCTGCCTCTCGGTAGACACACCAGCTTAGCTCGCAAATTTTCAGGGAGCCATTCGCTAGTACCGATAATACGCGCCTGAGGAACTTCCGAGTGCATTGCGTCCTGACACTTCCTGTTATCATCAAAGGTGCCGAGCTCCATAATAGCTACGTTTGATGGCTGACCCGTCGACGCCACTGGCGGCTGCTTGCCCTCGGGCAGATACAAAGCGAACGCGATTAGAACTAGAACATACTGCATTATCTTGTCCTCCATGCTCGCTCGAGAAACGCTGGACACCTATTAACCGTTCCGAATGCCTCCCGATAACTGCCCTTCCGGGGCATGAAAACCATTCCCCGCCATACTGCCACCTCGGCCCGCACTACCATCTTTGTGGATGTACCCCCATCGATGACTCGCGCCCTCTACCGCCCCGGCCACAGCGACGCGCCGCTGCCTGACGGCAACGCCCTGCCTCGCGGCACGTCGCGCCAGGCGCTCGATGCGCGCACCGCCATCGAGGAGGCACTCACTGACGCCGCGAGTGGCTCATCCGTGCCCCCACCGACGACCAGCACGAGGCGAGCGTGCGCGAGCGCATGCGTACCATGTCGCTCGCCGAACGCATCGACATCGAGATCCAGCTCACGGAGAGGTTCCGCCGTGTCCACGACATACGACTACGACGCGCTGCGTTACTGAGGTGCTGCAATGAACGGCGCGTTGATCGCCATCGCCGGCGCGCTCCTCAATTCCGCGCTGTACCTGATCGCGGTGTTTGCCGCCGGCATGGCGACACGCAACGCCGCGGCGTGATGCTGGCGATCGCCGCCATGGGCGTGACGTATCTGAGCCACCTCGCCGCGATCCCGCGGCTGGACCGCAGGTACGAAATCGGCACCTGGAAGGAGACCGTCATCAACGTCACGCCGCGCTGGCTGTGTGCCGCGCAGGGGCTGCTAACGATCGCGTCGATCCTGCTGGGTGCCGCCGCCGGCGTCGCGCTGCTGTTCTGAGGGACGCTGCATGGGCCTCTTCAACCCGCCGACGCCGCCAACGCCTCCCCCACCGCCGCCCGCGGCGAACCCACCGATCTATGCGAGCGGCAAGACGATGACGGCGCTCGGCCGGCGCAACCAGCAGCGGCCGATGGCCGGCACCGACCTGGCAACCGGGCAGAAGCAGCAGGCCATGCAGACCGCTGCGCTCGGGCTTGGTGGCAAGTCGTAGATGCTCGACGCCTCCTCCTTCGCCCGGCGCTTCGCCGACGAGCTGCTGGCGCACTACGAGTTTGCGAACGACGCGCTGCTCGCCCGCGCTCCGGCGCTCGCCAAGCAGAAGTGGTACGAGGACTCAGCCGGCTGGGAGGAGCTGCGGCTGCAGCTGGAGCAGCGCCTCTACGGCCTGCGCAACTGGCGTCTGTCGTGGTGGGAGCACTGGGCGAAACTCGCTGAGGCGATCCTGCGGCGGCGCTATCAGTGGCTGATCGTCCCCAACACGATGACCAGGGGCCTGGCGATCAACCAGGCCATCACGGATCCCACCGGCTCGCAGGCGGTAAGCGTATGCGTTGCCGGCATGCGTTCCAGGCTGATGTCGTCGTCGCGGCCGTGGTTCACGATCAAGCCGGCCGTGCAGAACTTCAAGCCGGACCGCGACGCCGAGCTGTGGTTCGCCGATACGACTGAGCGCGTGTACCGTGTTCTTGCCGGCTCGAATTACTACACCGCCGGCACGCAGATGTTCGAGGACCTGGTGGTGTTCGGCACCGCGCCGAAGATCATGTACGAGGACCGCGAGGACGTCATCCGCTGCTACAATCCGTGCGCCGGCGAGTACTATCTCGGCATCGGCTTCGACGGGCGCACCAACTCGTTCTATCGCACCTTCACCCAGACGGCGCTGCAGTGCGTGCAGATGTTCGGCCTGGAAAACTGCAGCGAGCAGATCACCACGCTGTGGGATCAGAAAGGCGCGGCGCTGGAGACGGAAATCGTCGTGGCGCACGCGATTGAGCCGAACTTTCCGCTCACGATGCCGGGCAGCACGACGCAGAATCTCGGAGTTGTGCCAGGCTTCACCTACCGGGAATATTTCTGGGAGTGGGGCAAGTATTCCAAACAGCCGTTGTCGCGGCGCGGTTTCCGCGGAAAGCCGTTCATCACGCCGTGCTGGACGAAAGTTTCCAATGATGCCTACGGCCGCAGCGTTGGCATGGATGCGCTGCCGGACATCCTGCAGCTGCACCTGATGACGATGCGCCAGGCGGAAGGCATCGAAAAGATGATGCGGCCGCCGCTGCTGGCGAGCCTCGGGCTCAAGAACCAGCCGTCGTCGATCCTGCCCGGCAGGGTGGCGTACGTTGAGGACGTCAACAAGGGCATGAAGTCGATCTACGACGTCCGCTTCGACGTCGAGCACATGACGATGCTGATCGAGAAGATCGAAAAGCGCGTCGAGAAATGGTTCTTTAACGACGCCTTCCAGATGATGGACAACATCGAGGGCGTGCAGCCGCGCAACGAGATGGAGATTGCCGAGCGCCGCGGCGAGAAGCTGCAACGGCTCGGGCCAGTCGTCGAGAACGTCGAGCAGGAGCTCGCCGACGACATCCGCCGCGTGACCGAGATCATGACACGGCGCCGGTTGCTCGCGCCCAAGCCGCGCTCGTTGCTCGGCATTCCGCTGGAGATCGAGTTCGACTCGATGATCCGCGTCGCCCAGCGCGCCGCCGAGACGGCGGTGATGGAGCGCTCGCTCACTGTCGTGACGAATCTCAAGAAGGAATATCCGGACGAGCATCCGGAGGACAACATCGACATCGACAAGACGGTCAAGCGCTATCTCGACCGGTCGAACTTCCCCAAGGAGTGCCTGCGCGGCGACGAAGAGATCGCGAAGATCCGCGCCGCGCGGGCGAAGGCAATGGCGCAGGCGCAGCAGAAGGCAGAGGCCATGCAGGCGATCACGCATGCGGCACCGGCGGCAGCAAGCGCCGCAAAGGCCGCAAGCGAGATCGACACCGGCGGCGCGCTCAACGCGGTGCAAATGATGTCAGGGTTTGGCGGCGCCGCGCCAGGCGCGACGGGACTGCCGCAGTGATCGAAGAGATCGATCCGGTATCGCACGGCTGGATATATGGCCGAAATTTCTCGGTCAGTCCGGACGGCAAGCTTGTGCCGACAGCATGCGCAAAGGAGCTTCAGAGAATGGCCTTGATGGGACCGGACGGCGAAACGCACAACCACCTGCGGCCGGAACAGCAGCACGACGGCCGGGGCATGTTGGGCGATCAGTCATCCCGCCATGTGGAGATGCCGGCGCGCGGGCATTGGGTGGGGCCACGGCCGGGCGACCCGCTGCCGCTGGAGAAGCAGGTATCGACGCTGCCAGCAGGGCCACGCGAATATGGGAAAAGGCTCGGCGATTTCGACACCGAGGCGGCGCGTGTGCTTGCCCATTCGCATCTCCGCGTGCTGCTGGAACATCAGCCCATGGTCGAATCCCAGCGCCGCATCCTGGTGCAGGCGCTCGGCGTGCTGGACTCGTTCGCATGAATCTCAATCGTCGCAGCTTTGTCGCCGGCCTGATTGCGGCGCTTGCCGCCCCCGCCGTCATTCCTGCTGGCTCGCTTATGCCATTGCGTGGCGTCAAGCTGTTGCTGCCGCCGGCACTGGAGCTTCGGCTCATATCGGAGTCTCGCGGCATCGACATCGCCTGCCCCGAGGAAGTGCTCGCGGGCCTCGATGCGGTGACGCCGCCTGACCTGCTCAGGCATATGAGCATGATGGCGTGCCATGCGCCGCGTATCGACCACGCATATGCGCCTGACCTCCGGTTCGAGGCGACGGATCGTGTATCGCAATACATGCAGCTTCAGGCGATCCGCTCCCGCAATGCGCTCGTTGAGCTTACCGATCCGACACCATACCGCGTTCCCATCACGTTCCGCGGCATTCCTGTCGAGGTGGTGGCGTGACCGACCTCACCCCTCCCGACGACGACCAGGGCCCCGGCATCGCCGTCGATCGCAACGGCGACCCCGAGCGCCAGGGCGCGCTGATGATCGAGCGGCAATCGTACGAGCGCGTCATCGAGGGGCTGAAGAGCGCCGCGACGGCGTGCATGCACCTCGCCGCGCGGGAGCTGACGCGCGAAGGCGTGGACAACCGCCGCCGCCTGGCGCTGATGATCGACCAGTGCCGGCGCATGTGCATGCAGCACGCGGGCATCGAGGATCCGTCCCGCGCCTCTCCGACGGAGCAGGTACGCGGCGAGCCGATGGCGTTCCGCGCTGCCGTGCGATCAGCTCGTCGGCGCCGGGCAAGCCGCATCTCCCGGCGCCGCGGACGTGTACCGGCGATCCTCGATGTGCACTGAGCGTCAAGATAAGCGGATGGTCAGCACCGGCGCTCATTGCCTCCTATGGGCGTTCTTCTCGACGGTAAAACCCGGCAGGACGCCGAAACAAGATGGCCTCTGCCCCACTGTTCGTCTCCAAGAGCACCAGCACCGAAAACACTTTCGTTCCCGTATCGAGATGTACGCCCGCCACATTGACGGGGGCTAGCACGGTGCTCGACCTGAGTTGCGGGCTACCATCGCTCGGGTCGATTTGCGCGTGAGCTAGCGATGGCACAACTACGGCCAAGCCAACAAAGGTGACGAGTGAACGCGACAATTTCTGCAAAAGTCCAAGCATTATTGGTGCTCCTAGAGAACGATTAGCCTCAGGTCGATACTCCTACCGCCGCGCCCCGCGAAATGCTTTCCTCCGACTTTGATTTTCTCTTGAGGAACGTTTGATTTTTTCTTGAGATGCGACGCAGACCAGCGACATCAGGAAGCCTCAACAGACGCTCGCCCGGCCCGATTGACGGATGTGACGGAAAGCCATGACCGACGCGCTCCCCCCCAACGACGACGACCAGGGCCCCGGCATCGCCGTCGATCGCAACGGCGATCCGGTGCGCCAGGGCGCGCTGATGATCG